CCGCCTCGAAGCGGCTGAGAACGACGTAGCCTTGAAGGAACGGGTAATCGATGCGCTTGGCTCAGAGCTAAACGCCGTAGCGAACGAGCGCGACGCCCTGCGCGCCAAGATCACAGAAATGGAGCAGCAGGAGCCGGTTGCTTGGGCCGCAACTGACGAGACAAAGACAGTTGTTGAGGCATTAGGGATGAATCAGTCACGCCGGTTCGACTCTCCCCTCTTCCTCGCCGCTGGCGCACAGCCCTCGCCGAACGCGGTCGCGTATCTCGACCTCGGGACAGGTGGGTACATGGACATCGGAACGGACCTGACGGATGAAGAGCTCGCAACCCTTCCGAAAGGTCGGCACATGCTCGGCGTCATTGGTACTTACGGCGTAGATGGGTACGTGCCGGTACAACCCACGCCGAGCGTGCCAGATGGTTGGCTACGTGCTATTGATGAGGCTCTCGTTGTCGCGCATATTGGCGTGGCAAACGAGAATGACACATACGAGCAGGCAAAAGCCAAGCTCGACAACCTCATCGGCTTCCATGTCGATGTTGCGACTGACCCTGCCGTGAACGGCGGCTGGAAACTTGTGCCGGTTGAACCGGAGGCCAAGCCATGACCCGCGACGACATCATTGAACTCGCCCTGCAGTGCGGCATCTGGATTCCGCTGGCAAGTGGCCCGGAGCGCGAGCAGACCATCGACAAACAGCGCCGCTTTGCCGCACTAGTCGCATCCGCGGAGCGCGAGGCATGCGCTGAAATCGCTGACGAGTACGAATACCAGCTTGTCGCCGGGAGCTGTGCAAGGGACATCCGCGCACGAGGGGAGACATACGCAGCTAAGTAAATCGGTCCAAGGTATCGCACGACAAATCACCCACTATATTTGTTTGAAATCGATTGCAACCCGGCTATATGCCGGGTTTTTTATTGCCCATACTAAATTCTGTTGCGTTTTACTCCCCCCGGCACTATATTCTGTATCGCTTATAACTCACAAGACGAGTGATACTATGGATGGGGAAATCGTTAAAACGTTCTGCGCAAAGGTCGAAGAAGTACACTCCGCTGATGACTATATTCTTTTAGTAAATCTTGGCGTAGATGGGCTTTTTAAGCGCGTGCGCGCAAGATTATTTGGCGTAGATACGCCTAATGCGTACAAGGCTGCACCGGATACCGAAGCGGGGGCACTCCGCGATGAGTGCAAGGCAGCACTCGCAGGGCGTTGCCTGATAGAGCTTATATCTGAAGGTAAAGGCGGGTGGATCGTGCGTATGTATACGCAGGAGAGCGATACTGTACGTGTATGCATAAATGAGGTACTACGGGAGCGGGGCTATGTGTATACGCCTACGCGTCGGGGGGGTGTCTGATGGAACGAAGAATTCGTCGTAAGCGTAGCGAGGAGCCGGGGGTCAGCGTTAGCGCTCGTGCCATAACGGTGTCCCGAGAGCGCCGCGCAGATATGTCAAATCAGCTAGACGAGACATACGGCTCAGCGATAGCGGGGGGTGTTACTACCATAGCCCCGCCGTTTGACATAAGCAAACTTCTATACATGCTGTCTATCAGTAACATACTGCCTCAATGTATCGATGCTATGGTTACTAATGTGGGCCGTAGCGGTTTTGAGGTAGTGCGCGCACACCCGGATGTCCCTATGGACTCCGCGGAAAAAGAACTGCTTGAGTCGTTCATAGAGAGCCCTAATTCTGACGAAAGCCTCGCGGAGCTGCACGCTAAAGTAGTAAATAACAAGGAGTCCGTAGGCTTCGCCTTTGTCGAGGTGGTACGCGACCAGAAATCCAGGCCCTCGATTCTTCGCCATATACATAGCCATACTGTCAGACTTTGCCCAAAAGACCCGGAGCCGGTATCTGTTAAGTACGATGTGGCGCGCGGCCCGCGGGTGTCTCTTGTACGAGAAATACGGAAGTACCGCATTTTTGTACAGACGGTCGGCGGTGCTTCTGTGTACTTCAAAGAGTTTGGCGACCCTAGAAAGCTAGACTCGACCACTGGCCGGTTTGAGCGGGACGGGTACCGCGTACCGAAAGGCAGGGAAGCTACGGAACTTATACATTTCCGGTTTAACTCTCCGGACCAGTACGGGGTTCCGCGGTGGGCCAACCAGATTCCCGCCATTCTGGGGTCGCGCGAGGCCGAGGAGGTAAATCTACGGTATTTTGAAGAGAATACTGTACCGCCTATGATCCTCTCGGTATCTGGTGGGCGGCTAACCCGAGAGTCTTTTGTATCCCTGAAAAAACTACTCAACTCTCAAGGCGTCGGTAAAGAACGGCAGAACCAGATTCTGCTAGTAGAGGCCGTACCGGAGGTGGAGTCTCTGGACGGCAAGGGTAGTGTAAGCCTCAAGATTGATAAACTTACTGACTCCCGCCCGAGTGACGCGCTATTTAAGGGGTACGATGACGGTAATCAGGAGAAAATCCGATCCTCTTTCCGGCTACCGCCCGTAGTGCTTGGGCTTTCGCAGGATGTCAACTTCGCTACCGCTAACACCAGTATGTTCGTAGCGGAGTCGCAGGTGTATGCCCCCGAGCGCGGGGCCTACGATGAGGTCTATAACAAAACGGTTATCAACGGACGCTACGGTCTAGGGCTGAAGACGGTAAAGCTTCGCAGCAAAAACCCGTCGATCACAAACCCGGAGACGCTACTGAAAGCACTAACCGCGCTTAACGTCATGGGCGCTCTCACTCCGCGCAGTGCACAAAAAGCCGCAGCTAGCGCGTTGCGCACTGAAATAGCGTTCTACCCTGAGCCGGGGGAGGAAGGCTGGGAGCCGTGGATGGATCAGCCCATCGCGCTTACACTCCGCAATACCGCACAGAAAACGCACGATGAGCAGGGTATAAAAACCGAGGAAACTAAAGACATTGAAGACGGTGGCGACATCGGTTTTCGCCCCCCCGAACACGGGCAGGAGTGAGCATGACCTACCAGCCTACACTATACGTACGTGATGATGATGAGTGGGAACGCGTGGTATTGGCGGAGGTTCTAGTACCTGACGCACCCAACGTGTATAACGATTACTGGACTCGTAAGGAGATCGTAGAGGCGGCGTACGCCTTCATGAAGCGGGGGTTCATTATCGACGTGAACCATGACGGGGAGGACGTGCGCGACAGAGGCATCTACGTAGTCGAGTCCTTCATCGCCCGCGCAGGGGACCCAACTTTTGTGGAAGGGTCTTGGGTCGTAGGTATGCGTGTCGAAGATGACGATTTATGGTCGCAGATTCTTTCAGGGGAAATCAACGGGTATTCGTACGAAGCGCTAGTATCTACCATTACTGCTGTGCTAGAGTACGAAGACGATAACTACCGTACGGGTACTACCGAGCCCGACGTTACGGACGGGCATACACATACATTTGCTGTATGGGTGAATGATGACAATCGGCCTATCGCGGGGGGTACTTCGGAGAACGGCGGTCACTCGCACACGATAACCTCGCATACGGTTACGGATGAGTCCGAAGGGCATGTGCATAGGTACACAATCTTGATGGAGGTACTAAAAGATGAGTAAAGTGAAGAAAGTCAAAGAGGTATCCGTAGCGTCTTTGGCGGAGCCTATTGCGCTTAGCTTGGTGGGTAAGCCCGCAAACCAAGTCGGCTTCCGCGTAGTGCGTAACGACAAGGGCGAGGAAGTGTCAGTACCCGTACGCAGAGTGCGTCGCGTACGTAGTGAGGCGCATAGCGCATTTCTGTACATAAGCTTCCCCGCAGGTACCGCACGCGAAGACGTGGATAGCGTGGCAAAAGACTTCGGCATCGAAGGTTATGAGGTGGTAGAGGAAGAAACGCGGGTACTACTGCGCCGCGCAGATTACGAGGAGCCTACCGCCCCTACTATCGAAGTTAACCTTGGGGGTGGGCGCAAAGTCACCATGCTGCGCACCGATGAACGCCCTACCAGAGCACAAGAAGCCGGATTGCAATTGATTGCAATCACGTTCGATAAAGAGGTTTTTCGCTCCGAGGCGGACGTAACCGAGTACCTCGCGCAAAAAGATATTGACACTGCGCAAGGCCGCATCGACAATACTGACACGCAGTACGTATTCGCCCGCAGTCTAGGTGAGGTTTCCGGTACAGTCGGTAAGGTGGAGCTAGAACCCGGCGTTGTCGTGTCGGTTAGGCGAGCGGAGGAAGACGACATACCGCAAACCATCGCGGTAGTAGTCTCCGAAGCTGCCTACGGTTCGTGGGGCTGGGGTCAGCTAGATTTTGCTGCCGCGTTAGCTGATGTGGAGTTCTGCAATCTATCCAGCGAGGCTATTTACCGCTTGCAGGACGTGGTGTATAACATTATGTTCTACAGTCAGCTACCAGTAGCTGCACGTAAAGAACTTATCTACCGCGCGGCGGCACAGTTTGCGCTTTACCTAGGTAATCTACTCGACGGCCTACCTGCTGGTGTAGTTTTAGTTAACCGATCCATCAAAGAGAAGGAGCAACAAACAATGACTGTCAAAGCCGACCAAAATCAGCCGGGTACTACCTCCCCCACGGAAGACAAGCCGGAGTACCTTACCCGCGCTGATGCCCAAGCCATGATTCAAGAGGCGGTCGCCGCGGCTATCGCCGCCAAGCCGGTGACTGAAACCCAAGAGCGCTCTGCCCCGGAGCCTGCCGCTAATCAGAACGATAGCGCGGTGCTGGCTTCTCTTGAGGCAATCACCCGCTCGCTCGCTACGCTTAACGAGACCGTTACGGCGGTCACTAAGCGTGTCGATTCGGTGGAGTCCACTACCCACGTTCGCTCGGACAACGACGACACCGCGCCTGCTGCTACGGATGAGCCGAAGAAGCAAAAGCGCGACATTTTCGATGGCCTGTTCAGCCAAAACATGAAGTAACCTCTAGGAGATACTACAATGCCCCAATCGAATCAAACCCTTCTACAGCGTGCTGATCTAGCTATCGCGGACTTGAACGCCAACGGCGGTCTTCTGGACGCGGAGCAGGCTAACCAGTTTATCGATATGGTGCTGGAGCAGCCGACCATCCTACGCCAATCGCGCGTGGTTCGTATGTCCGCGCCGCGCCGCAAAATCAACCGCATCGGTTTCGCCAGCCGTATCCTTCGTGCCGCCCGTACTTCCGGCAGCGCCAATGACGACGGCAGTAACGACCGTTACGTGCTGAAAGCCGACCGCGCCGCTCCGACTACTTCGCAAATCGAAATGAGCACCGAAGAGGTCATCGCGGAAATCCGCCTGCCGTACGAAATCTTCGAAGACAACATCGAAGGCCAGTCGCTAGAGTCGCACATCATGCGCCTCATCGCCGAGCGCGCGGCTATCGACCTGGAAGAGTTGGCGCTAGCTGCGGATAGCGCCTCTGGCGACGCCTACCTAGCCCTGCACGATGGCTGGCTGAAGCGCATGACCGCTAACGTGGTCAACAACGCTAGTGCGGGTATCACCCCGACCCTGTTCAAGAACGGTATGTTGGCTATGCCGCAAAAGTATCTACGCAACCTCGCGCAGATGCGGCATGTTGTGTCGGTTGCCAACACTATCAAGTATCGTGATGTTGTCGCGCAACGCGCAACCGGCTACGGCGACTCCATGCTGACCTCGCAGCAGCCGATCAACGCTTACGGGGTTCCGGTGGATGCGGCCCCGATGCTCGCAGCCGTCGGTTCCGGCAACCAAGGCTTCTTCACTTTCATGCAGAACCTGATTTTCGGTATCCAGCGTGACATCCGCGTCGAGACTGACCGCGATATCCGTTCGCGCGAGTTCATCATTGTCCTGACGGCACGCGTTGCTCTGCAAGTCGAAGACCCGAACGCCGCGGTTAAGTACCTCAATATCTAACCCATAGGGGGCGAAAGCCCCCTTACGCTTTAGGAGATTCACATGCCTCTGGAAGTCAACACCCAACTAGGCCGCGGCGGTACCGGAATGCACGGTACGGGCGCGGGTAGCGCAGCTAGACAGATTGGTGAGCTACAAAACCTGCGCGTCGCTTTGCTCACGGGCGCAGCCGCGAACACCAAGATCGCTCTAGCCGCTATCCGTAACACGGATACCGTGCTATCCGTTCTCAACAACAACGCCGGTACCATCACTGACGTTACCGGCACGGTTAGCATCGACAACTTGACCGCCAGCGGTACGGTCACTGTCGGTACCATGGTAGCTAACGACACGGTTACTATCGCTGGCCGTCTCTTCACGCTATCTACGCTACCTAGCGAAGATCAGGACTACACCAAAGTCACTATCGGTGCGTCCGCGGCGGCTACGGCTACCAACCTCGCAGCGAAGATCAACCAGTGGGCAGCGTGCCAGAACAGCCCTACGGTTTCTGCTACGGTGTCCAGCAACGTTGTGACCGTCCGCGCCGCTACTGAAGGTGCCGCAGGTAACGCAATCACACTAGCGGAGACTGGCACTACTTTCACGGTGTCCGGGGCTACGCTCACCGGGGGCAGCGACACTGGTGGTATCCGTTCGACCGGGGCCACTAACCAACTCATCGTTTTCTGGTACAAGAAGCCGTAACTAGGCTTGCAATCAATTTCAAACGGTAGGAGAAAACCATGTCTGATAAGGTTCAACGTAAGCTAGTCGGCGCGCAGCGCTATATGTCTGTAGCCACCGGCCCCGAGCCTATCGAAAAAGGGCAAACGGTGTGGGTTACCGCAGAAGAAGCTGCGGGTATGGATGACCTTACGTACGTGGACGCCGCGGGCACTACCAAACGGCTATTCGTCAAAGTCAAGGGTGACGCGGTTGTTCAGGAAGAGGACGACGACGAGGTTGTGGAAGAGGTGCCGGCTGAACGCGACGGCGATGATATGTCGGCTGACGCGGAAGAGAAGCCGAAAGCAGCGCGCACCCGCCGCAAGGCTGAGTGAGTACCGGGTAATCCAGTGCGGGGAGAAGTAGATTGACTATGCGACTAGCGACACCGGAAGAAGTACTCGCCACTATGGGGGTAATGCAGAGCGCGTCCGCTCTAGCCAACGCGGCGCAGGCCCTTGATCTATCTCTCCCCGTAGTGGAGCAGGTACTGGACACCAAACTCGATAGGGTACAGGTAGTGGATTACTTCGACTACCTAGGCCCTACCGAGGGCGGTACAACCCCTACGTATACCTTATCCCTTACGCGCGGTTTCGTTGTTGACGGTAGCGAAGTAGTAACATCCGCGGGGCTGCCGCTTGTGCGCGGCGCAGACTATCGCATTGATTATGTGAAAGGTCTGGTCTTCCTGTATGTACAGGCGGTGTTTGGTGCGGCGAGTGTGTCCGTCGAGTACACAAGTGGTTTCGCGGAGCTAGACCCTATACCGGATACGCTAAAGGCGGTAGCAATTACCGCAGCGGTCTTACACCAGAACACCCTCCCTAGCGTACCTGCTAACCGAGACCCGAAAGTGGGGAACAGAGTATCAAAACCTATTTTTAATTTTTTGCAAGTGCAGGCTGCCCCGCTAGAGCGTCCACGTATGGCGGTAGAGTTCCCGACATCTACTGAGTACATATAATGAACGTTTCCGGGCACCAAAGGCTCGTAAGTAGGCTACGGAGGATAAGTAGTAAGCTACCCGACGTATTTGACGATGGGCCTGCTAAACAGCTACTAATTAGGCGTATGCGCGCGAGGTTTATGGCGGAAGTAGACGCTTACGGGTCTTCGTGGCCGGCACTCGCTAAAAAAACGATATACAACAAGCGCTGGAAGGGGTCTTCCAATCCAGAGAAGAAGTTAGTGGACTCAGGTACGCTGTACAGGTCTTTCGGTGAAGTCAGCGGGTCCAACGCGGGGCTGTTCACTACGAGTACCGGCCTGGGCTTCCGCATAGGTATCGATGACGACGAAGCCGCATTCTACGGACGTATACAGCATTACGGTAACTACCGTATACCGGCAAGACCGTTCATGGATTTGGCGTATAACGATGTGCGATCATATCGCGAAGCGGTAGCTCGATTAGTGAAGCGCATGGTACGGGAGGCTTAATGGATAGACGCATAGAGCAGCTACAGACTGAGCTACAGACACTAGTATCTGGGCTCCCCGCGTTTGCTGAAGGGGCGTTTTCTATCTTTGACTTGGAAGACCTGAAGCACAAGACAACGATGCAGATGCCGCCAGTAGTAGGTATTACCTACGACGGCGCGATACCTGTGCAGGCGAATCAGGGAGTTGCAAGCGATTTCAAATCCGGCAACGCGCGACTGATTACTTTCCAGTTTAGTGTCATCATAGGTATCCAGTACATTTTCGCGGGGCAGGACGACACCAAACCTGTCGGTATGAATTTACTGGATGAGATACGCGAGACTTTGGAGGGGTACAAAGGCGTAAACAATCGACCGTGGGTTTGGGCTGGCGAAAAACCCGAAGACGACGTATCATCTGATGGACTGATTTTCTACAGTCAGGTGTGGCGTACTAACGTAGTTAAGCTAGGCGCTACCAACAACTAAGTCAAGGAGAAGCAAATGGCACTAACCAACTACTACTACTCTGGGCAGGGCAGCCTGTACGCCGCGGTGCGCAATAGTACTACGGGTAAGCCGGAAGGTTTTACTCGAATCGGCAACGTCCCGGAACTATCGCTGGATATCGAAGTTTCCAACTTTGAACATAAAGAGTCTGAGACTGGCGCACGCGGTCTCGACCTAATTATCAACAAGGAACGCAAGGGTAAATTCACGTTCAAGATCGAGTCGATCACCCTAGAGAACCTTGCGCTGGGTCTTATGGGTTCCACTTCCGCGATCACTGGCGCTACGGTGTCCGACGAGGCGCACAAAGTGTATCTAGGCAAGCGCTCGGCGCTAGCACACCCGGATGTCTCGGCAGTCACGATCACTGCGGGCGTCACTCCTTTGGTGGCAGGTACCGACTACACCCTTGATGCGAAAAACGGCGCGATTATCTGGCCGGATACCGCTACCACCAACGCTACCGAGGGCGCGGCAGTTACCGTGGACTACACCTACGGCGGCTACACTCGACTGGATGCGTTCACGCAATCCAACGCCAACGAGCGCTACCTACGTTTCGAGGGTCTGAACACGGTGGACGACTCTATTGTTATTGTCGATCTTTACCGCTGCCAGTTCGACCCGCTCACGGGTTACGGGCTAATTAACGAGGAACTAGCGTCGGTCGATATCACCGGCTCGCTGCTAGCAGACCCGTTCATTACGGGCAACGGCTCTAGGTTCTTTGTGCAACGCAACGTCGCGGCCTGATAGGCTAGCAGGTATAGGCCCCTTCGGGGGCCTTTTTTCTAGGTAATGGAGGAAGAAATGAGCGCAATCCCGAGCACCCCGCACGTCATCACGCTATCCGATGGCCGTTCAGTAATTATCAAGAAACCGAAAGTCAAAGACTTCGAGCGCATTGCGAACTTTCTAGCAGACCTTCTCGGGGATATCCGCGTGGCGCTAGGAGGCACAGTCCCCGCGAACACGCAGGAACTGATGTCGCTAAGCATCGACCAGTCCGCACTATTGAAATCGATTGCAAAGCGCGTTACCCCTACTACAGAGGTTGCCGCGTGCATGTGTAGCTTGACCGCCGAGGAGCTTGCCGACACGGACTTTGACGACTTCATGATTATCGTCATGGAGATCGCGGGGTACAACAAGCGTTTTTTTACGGAAAGGATCATCCCGCACCTAGCGATCCAGCAAAAGCGGCTCGCGCAAGAAGCCTAAAGCGTAGGGGCGGCGGGCGTAAGACGAACATCACCGAATCCATCGTTTTTCTTATCAACAATGGGCATCGACTGCATGATGTATTGGAGTACGACCTAGACCAGTTCCACTCGCTACTGGCTTCGACAATTCGCCTAGACGCTGAGCGTAGGCTGCGGTATATTGTAGATACGATGACTGCGGTAGGCGGACTGTTCGGTAAAGACTTCAAAGTTCAAGACCGCCTGCCGGAACTATGGGAACAGGCGGGACTTGACGATGGCTAATACTGAAACCCTTAGCGTAGAAGTACGCGGAGTAGACAATCTATCCCCGGTGCTCAAGTCCCTTGAGTCCGGGGTTATTCGTTTTGTGGGCGCGGTAAGCTCCGCCCTAACGGTAGTCTCGACTATCGGCTTCCCCGTAGCCGCTGCGGCGACTTTCCAGCAGCAGCTTATTGAAGTCAAGAAAACCACTGACTTCACTAACGAAGCGCTAGCTACGATGAAGACAGGGCTAATAGACCTGTCTAAAACAACTAACGTAGCAGCTAACGAACTCGCACGTATCGCCGCGCTGGGCGGCCAGATGGGTATCGGGGAGCAAGGCCCCGACGCCCTGCTAGCCTTTACGGAAGAGTTGGCAAGAGCCGTCACCGCCCTCGACGTGTCCGCGGACGTAGCCGCGCCAGCGCTAGGTAAGCTGATTAACATTTTTCAGCTTTCGCAAGCAGAGTTCGGGCGGGCTGTCGCTGTAATCAACCAGCTATCCAACGTATCGACGGCTACCGCAGAAGAACTGTTCGACGTTATGCGTCGTATCGGTGACGCGGGCGGCTCCCTTACGTACGCGCAATCGGCGGCGCTATCTGCCCTTGCGATGGATATCGGTCTTACCGCGGAAACTGCCGGTACTACCTTCACCAAGATATTTGCAGATATGAAGGCGGACGCGGGGGACTTCGCCGCCTTCATGGGTATGAGCACTGCGGATTGGGTAGAGGTTATTGAGGCCGATGCGATCAAGGCGCTGGAACTATTCGCCAAAAAGCTGAATGCCCTACCTGTAGAAGTCGCTTCCGCCGCGAAGGTGGAGCTAACCGGCGGTGGGCGTATCTTTGAGGCTATCACCAAGATACAGAACCAGCTAAAGCAGGGGGAAACCTCACGCCTGCGCACGCTACTACGGGAAGCTAACGCAGAATGGGAAGTGGGTACTTCTGCTATACGCGAACAGCAGAACGTACTATCCGGCACGATAGCGCAGTGGGAGATATTCAAAAACCGAGTTAGGGCGGTGTTCATCGCAGGGGGCGACCGCGCATTGTCTGCGATAAACGATGCGCTGCGCTCTCTAGGCGATACGCTAGACAGTTCTTCCTTTAGGGAGGGTTTCGCGGAGTTTATAGAGAGTGGCGTAAACGCCATGCGTCAGCTATCTGCCGCGATATCGTCAGTGCTTGATCTACTAGGTAGCGCAAATGTAGATTGGGATACTATATTCGATATCGGCAAGCTTTTGATACTGATTGCAACGCTCAAGCTTATTCCGAAGGCGCTAGGCAGCCTTGGCGGGCTATCAGGGCTTACCACCACGAAAGGTCGGGACCCCGCGACCGGCGAGACAGTGGTGCAGCTAGGTCTTATGGCGCGTTTGCAGAAAGCGGCGCGGGACTACATAGCCACTAAGCAGCAGGAACGCGCGGTAGAGGCCGAAGTCGGTGCGCTGAAAACCCAGCTATGGGCTAACGCGGCGCAGCAAGCGGAGCGCAGTAATCGTGCGCAAGCTACTGCCGCACTTGCGAGCCAGCAGTATGCATCCGCAGCCAATCAAGTAGAAACGCTGCGGTACGGTCTTTTACGCAATCGTGCAGCCATGCTTGATGGTTTGGCTAGCAGGGAAGCGGCGTACCACGCACGAATGAGTCAGCTTGAAGCTGCCCGAGCGGAGGCGCTAGAAAGATACAACACGGCACTAGCCGCGGGTGACACGGCAGCAGCTAGGCGCGCAAAAACCGAAGCAGCCAGCTTAGGCCGCGCTCTAGGTGGCGTGCGCTCGGGGATGGGGCAGGCCATCGAACGCGAACGCGTACAGGTAAGGGCCGCGCTAGACCGTATGGTCGCGGACTACAAAGCGGCGCTGGATCGCTTCCGTACCATAGGCGCTACCAACAGGGCTAACCGTGGATTGATGCAACAAGAGTTGCGGGCGCTAGAAGCAGAGCAGATCGCTCTACGCGGTCGTTTAGGGGAGCTACAAGCTACAGTACCCGCCGCCGCCGCGGCTACGCAATCTATCGCATCCGTGTACCGCCAGAGCGGGTTGCTGAGTGCGGCGTGGCTAGCTACGCAACGCGGGGCTTCCGGGCTAAGCCGCGCCTTTAGTCTAGCGGGTAAGGGCGCAGGGCTTCTGTGGGCGGGGCTCAGTAAGCTACTTTCTGTGCTTATCTTTATCGACCTCGGTAAGATGGTCGCAGATATGTTTGGCTGGACAGAAAGCATTAAGAAGTTCGCGGATTCGGTAATTTCTTATGTGAATAAGCTAACCGGGCTAGAACTGCCTACATTCAGCGGGGCGAAGGAAGCGAAGAAAGCGGAAGAGGATGTGATCGCCGCTATACAGCTTCGTAAAAAACTATATGCGGAGTCTGAAAGGTTTACACGGAGGTTCGGTACTGTAAACATGGACGTATCCGCGGACCCGCAGAAGTTCTACGACAGCCTAGCTGAAGTCAAAAATAGTATCCGTGTGTTTGTGGAAGACGTAGGCCAGAGTATGCAATTCGGTAACGATACCGGAATCCTGCCTACCGAAGCGTTTCTGCAAGGCATGGAAGTGCTTCATGACTATGAGGTGCGGTTGCGGGCGATAGCCGCGCGAATGGATGAGATAAATGCTGGCGGGGCGAACTCTGGCGACATAGCGCGCAGTGACGCTATCGCCCGCGAATTGTCAGACTTGGAGATAAAGGCCAAAGTTTACGGGGACACCGAAGATATTCAAAAGCGCGTAGCTGCACTTACTGTAGAGCAGTCCCGTATTCAGGATGCTATGCACAATCGCGCTGTGGAGACTTGGCGGCTTGAGCAAGAGGCTGCGGTAGTCACTAAGGGGCGTGTAGACCTACTGAAGCAAATGTTGGCGGGTTTTGATGCAAGCGCCCAAAACGAGTTGTTTGGTGGTGAGCAGCTAATGGCGCAGCTTATAGTAGCTAAACGCGCCTACGACGACGCAATACGCGCCCGCGATGAGCTGAATAAAAAAGTGGCCCCGCAAGATATCGCCACGATAGGTACGGAAAGCAGTAGCGAGTCGGCCAAGACTCTACGAGAGGAGCTTGATAAAGCTGGGGCGGCAGCAGACACAGCCAAGGCACGATACAGTACGCTTGTTGACCAGATATCTAAAGCCGCACCGATAATCTCTCTGGCAGGTAAGGATGCTAGAACGTTTGTCGAGGCTTTTGCGCGCCAGGGGGCGGACAGCAACTGGAGTTTCTTTTCTGCCCTAGGCGGAATGCTGCAAGAGACAGATCGCGGGCTAGATGGTGTGTTCAAAGGCACCGCCAAGGTAAATACGAGTATCGAGGAGCAGAATCGCCTAGCGGCTAATCTAGTGTTTGGTAGGGAAATGTCCCGCGCGTATGGTATGTGGGCGCAGTCAGCTACTACCGCCGCGGAGCAAGTCAAAAATAAGATTGCGCAAACGATTGCACAAAACCGTCGAGATATCGAGGAGCTTATTTCGTATTTCTTAGGTATAGACCAGCAACTGCGGGCAAATACGGATACGGCTATTGCGCAAACTGCGGACAGAAAATCGGATACTGTCACCGAGAAAAAGCTGTTTGAACTTGATCTACGCAAACAGAAAGAACTAGACCTTATTGACGTGCAGCGGCAGGGCGGCGCGATAACGGAGGAGCAAGCAAAGCGTGCTGAATTCGCAGTAAAGCAGCGGTACGATGTGGAGATACAGAAAATCAAGGATGTAGCGGAGTACGCCAAAGCCGAACGTCAGGTGGATACCTTAAAGTCCAGGTTCACTACGGATAGGCTAGAGGCTGAAGCGCTCCGTAAAGAGATCGAAAGTATCAACGCACAGCTACAGTCGTCCGCCCTCACCCCCGCGCAACGGGACGCACTACTGCCTGTGCAGCAAAGCAAAGTCGCGGAGTTAGAGGAGCGTATTAAGAGTCTTCGCGGCAGTCTAGACCAGCTAGCTACGGTTGAGCCTGTCGGCGGCAAGCTTGTAGTTACCGAAGCGGAACTAGCGCCGCTAAAGCAGGTTATATCTTCGCTGACTAATCAGGCTGGAGGCATGAAGGTAGAAGGGCTCACAGCTATGCAGACGCAGTATGAGACGCTGGCTAAGAATCTGGACGAAGGACGTAAAGCGGCTGACGACATGGTTCGTGTGGCTTCTGATGGCATACAACGTATAGCGCGGGAGCTAGGCGCCGTCGGTACTGTGATGTCGGATAACATCGTAGCCGCGCTAGCAAACAACCCCGCGCTGGAGGCAGCAATCTCTCAGTTCCGGGAAAAGGTCAATGCCGGGCTATCTGACACTACAGGTATTCGCTTTGACCCCGCGGCACTGAGTAACGCCGCCGGCGAGTTTGCGGCACAATGGAAACGCGAAACGGGTGCGCTAAGCTTGACGCTACCCGATGTTAAACCGCCGACGAACATAAGTTCTTTACTACAGTCGCTGAATCAGGATATCAAAAAAGCGCTAGAAGTAGAGATACGCCTGACGGTAGGTAAGACAGACAGTAGCGGTACGGCGACTGGTAAGGTTAACGCATACGCTTCTGGCGGTCCTGTGTTTGGCGCGGGAGGGTTCCGTAGCGACTCTATCTTGGCTAGGCTTTCGCACGGCGAGTATGTGGTGGATGCGCTCACTGTGCGCATGTTCGGTCCCGGCTTTTTCAAGTTCTTGCAATCGATTGCAAAGACCGGGACCAACATAGCGAGTCTTATACCGGGGTTTAACGCGGGCGGGTACCTAGGTACTCTACCTAGACCTACCTCAGTTAGCAAAGCTGCCGCGGCAGCCGCGCGGACGGTTATTGACGTGAAGAATATTTTCAATAGGGAAAGTAGCGACGAGTCCTCGGTAACACTGAATGTTAACCTTAACGGTACTAAGCGTGCGCAAGTTCGCGGTAGCCGAGCAGAAATCGATAATCTGGTAGAAGCGTTGTACGACTTGAGGAGAGCGTAATGGCAGCAGTTGTGCTAGCCGGTGTAGAGATACGCACCGGCCTTATATGGCAGGACCGGCGAAGCTACTCTTCTGTGGCGCAGGCGGTCAAGCGCACCCTAGGCGGTAAGATGATCGTGCATGCCGGCCCTACGTACCGCGGGCAACCTATTACATTAGTGTCCCCGGAAGACTCTGGTATAGTTACCCATTCGCAAGTGGAGGCGTTGCAGGCGCTAAGTGAATCGTACGATACTGTGTACCCGCTACAGATAGGGGCAGATAGCTTCAGTGTGGTATTTCGTCACTATGAGCCTCCGGCATTCAGTGCTGTACCTATCATCCCTAGGACAGTACAATTACCCGGCGATTACTACCTAGTCGAAATTCGACTGCTAACCGTTTAGGAGATAACATGAGCATCACTGATACCGACATCGTTTGGCGTAAAGCCGCGACTAATAACGACACGAGCAGCAATGGCGGGCGGATGACGTTTATCGCCATCCCCAATGGTGTGAAGAACAGTATCTGGCCTGACGTGCCGCAGGCGGAACGCGCCGCAGGCTCTACGAAATACCGGAAGGTCTTTATCGCGGTGGCGAACGACGACGACCTAGAAATGATTCGTCCTCGCGTGTTTGTTGAGACGCCTACCCCCGGCGATGACAGCGTGGTCATTTTCCCCGGCACGTTCACGGATACACAAACCGCGGCGTCTGCGTACGCTGGGCAGGTCTACGGTTGTGGATTCCTCTTCGCGGATGTTGGTTCTGGGGCTACCTCCCTAACTGTACAGACGGAAGGTGCGTCGCTAGGTATCTTCGCACAGGGGATGATTATTCGTGTATCGGACAAGTCCTCTGTTGATGACCCCGCAGGGCACGAAGAGTACGCCACCATCGCTACTGCGGGGGTATCGTACGCGGGGGACATCGCAACGCTAACCCTGACTGCCGGGTTGCAGCATTCGTATCTGAGCAGCGTGACAAAAGTTGCGTCGGTCTATGAGCTATCCAGTCTCAAAGGCTCGTTTGAGAACTTTAGCGTCACCAGCGGCGCGGGGACGTATAACAGCGTAACTAACCCGGTAGAGGTGGACTCTATCGGCGGGGTTTACCAGAACTGGACGCTAACCTTTACGACTACTACGTCTTTCACTGTTACTGGCGATGACCCTGCGGTATCCGCCATGCTATCGGGCTCTACCTTTAGCCGTTCCGCGGATGCTATGCCGATTAACACAGCAAACGGAAAACCGTTTTTTATTCTACGTGCAGCGGGCTTTGGTGGCAGCTTCGTGGCGGGCAATACTATTAGTTTCCGTACGTCGCCACCGGCGATCCCTGTGTGGTACAAGCGCATTATCCCCGCAGGCGCTAGCTCGCTATCCGGCAACCGCGTAGTGGTTGGTATTGACGGCGAATCGACCTAACACCTGTTTGCTTGTATGCCTTTTGCGCGGTTTTGCAATCAGTTGCAAAGCCGCGTTTTCTTTTGGAGCCGGCAATGGCTAGAGCACTTAATGCAAATACCCAAGTAACGTTCGGTGATGCCGCGGGCGGCAGCGCAGCAATACGCTTAGTGAAAGATACACAACGAAAGCGGCCAGCAACTACGCGCGTCGAAGGGGGCTACTCCGTTAGCTGCGAAAACTCTACGTACGTGAGGCTGTATAAATCTGAGTCTATAGGCGATGTTAGGGTACTCGCTATCACTGGCGCTATAACCTCCGCGGGGTCAGGGGTTGACGTAGATTCCGAGGAGTTGATAACTTTCACCCCCGACAACCCGGTAGCTAGCCTACCCGCGTGGGCTACAGGTATTTCTGTAAGTCTAGTAGGTAGGGCTATCGACGCTACGGGCGCTGCCGCCGGGAATATAGCTTTCTCTATAGATGCGGCGCGGCGCACGGTCACTACTTCTGTACCTTGCTACTGTGTAGCTCGCGCCACGTTTAACGCCCCGTACAGCCTGTATATATACACGTTTGCGGGCGCGTGCCCCATCAAGCCACCACCGACTATAGACGAGCTAGGTAATGCTATTGATCCGCTAAAGCAGAATACAACCGCATTTTTTTCAGAAGGCATGGTGTACGCTATAGATGGTACAGGTAAGAACTTTACCACTTTGCAGATGTCACCCCCGGAATGTAAGTGGTCGCAGATTGCAATTGATTTCAAAGACACGGCTACAGAGCAGAAACTACCAAAACTGGTCCTAGAGATTGACCCCGAATACCCCGCGCGCCTAGTATCCTACGAGTATGGCGGTGAGCCTCGTGTAGATTGCAGTGTAACCGTGCGGGTGTACCCTAAAGGGTCTATAGGCTCTGTAGCGGTGTCAAGCGGCTCTTGGCGGCGAGGAAGCACCTACCTGGACAGTACGGATGTCTCTGAGGCTATTCTGTTCAATAACGAAGCTATTGCCACATTGAAGTACGTCCCAGCGGGGGACGTAGAAGTACGTATCCTGAAGGTTGTTAATATGGACGGCTCTGAGGAAGATGGCCGGTTTGTAAACATACGCAAGCCGGGGGACAGGATAGTTGACGTTACCTACAACGCGGACGGCACTACGTACAGTAACCCCCGTCCGCGGGTGCTCAACGCCACAGAGATATGCATTGCCGACCTGTTTAACCACCCGCGTAAAATTGTAGCCTTCGCTACCGCGGAGTACAGTGTAGACTTTGACCGTATAGATTTCGACTTCGATTGGGATGCGGGGCTACAGGAATTCAAAGCCGCTACCCTACTGGTGATAAGTAGCGGTCAGGTGGCGGGTTCCATACAGCTAAGCCCGGTATCTATGCAGTCACGCACTAGGAGCTAAAGATGTCGTTACCTGTGTTCGAGTACTTTCAGGAGTATTTCCGCGTAGTAGGAACTGTATACGCGACCGATGAGGGGCTATTCAAAGAGCTACCGGACGACCTAGCATCCTCTTACATAGAAGTGGAGGTAGTGTACCGAATATGTATGGCAAATCTCGGCGGGGAAATACGCGTATATGACTTTACTAATAACCCGAAAGCCAAAGATAAAGAACGGAAAGAGGGAGGTAAAGTCACTATCGACGGCACCGAGTGGTTCACGGAGGATGGGCCGGGCACGACAACGCTAAATTTGGGTACAAAGTACAGTAGTGTTTTTGACGAAGGCACGAAAGCAAAAATCGATATGGTTCTATCGATTGCCAAGCAAAGGGATAAGATCGAGCCATGACCTTATCTAATTTATATGGATTCAACCTGCTATCCCCGTACGGTAAAGTGACCCGCTATGTGCCCCTCGAATATAAAGGGTTCTTCCTGCACCCAAAATCAGATGCCGCCCCCGAAGGTTGGACCTATGATCCCGCCGGTGAACAGCCGGAAAAACCGGGAAAGCCGTCCGGAGATAAACCTTACCGCTTCATCGGAAAACCCCCGGCTAGCGCTTGGTCTTGCGTGCACACTCCGGGCGATTTCTTCTACGGAGAGATTGACTGGCGAGGGCCAGTAAAAGATAGCGAAGCCGCGCATCGTGGTAGGTACCGCGTGTCGTTTCATGGCCCTAAGTCTAGGTACTTCACTGAACCAGGGTTTTTTTACGGGTCTGACGCGAGCCACAACAACGTGTATAGCGAAGGTAGGTGCATCGCCGTTGCACCCTACCCGGTTTTAGGTGCGTGCCTATCCGAGCAAACCAACCCCGCGTTTACCGCGTGGGACGGTACAGGGCCTACACCACCAGAAAAGGTGTGGTACGTGCTTGTCGTGTGCACGGACGGCTCACAGGATATGGTGTACCGTAGGCCGCTAGGCGGTTCGGTGCGTAGGGCGCAGTACACCGACGAGTATCGCGCCTCTGCTATGCGACTCTACAATGCGGAGAGTAACCCGCAAGGTTGGGAGGTACTTGGGGCCAAGGCCCTAAATACCTCCAGTCAAGGCACCGCCTGCGAAGTACACAGACCAACTACCCCATGGTTCTTCAACGAGTCTGGGACGGAAGCCGCCTGTGTGCGCGAGTGCTCCCTAGACGTGGACCGTGGAGCATTGCTAGGCACGAAAAGGCGCAGCGGGTATAACCTGTTTACAGTAAAAATAGATAGTAGCGCGTCGTTCACTGATCTAAGGAACTACGCGGGGTACAGCACTACCATAGACACGTCTGTAGAGAAGTTACCAGAGTACCGAGTAGAAACGCGGTACCCGTACAGCGAGAGTAACGAACCTATAGCTGAGCACTCTTGGGATATATACTACCTGAAGCAGAAAGTGAGGTGCCAGGGTAGGTACACTATAGGTGTAGATTACGTAGGGGACAACATGCGGCGCATCGATATTGTTGCAGACATAAACAGATACCGCGCACAGTATATGTATATAGGTACCGACCCGGCACCACACCCGGAGGAGTATAGCCGTAATGTGGATAGCAATCGCTGGGACATCTTCGGGGACGGGTTTAACGAACTACCACCGAGTGAGGAAGAGACTCCTAGAAATATATCGTCCGCGCGTGTAGGTGTAGACGACCGCGTATATCTAGAATTCTCAGACGACACCGAGGACTTGCACTGGATATACCGCAGATTATCTGGTAGCCGACAAGAGTTTTTAACTGGAGTACCTGACACCGCAGCGCAGTACCTGTATTTTTTGTGGAAACTAAACACGTACCCGCATCACCTAGACGTACGTACACCGCATTTACTTACGTACGTAGAAGAGGTAGCCGCAGAAGACTTAACTCTGACCGGCGGCGCGGACGTGGTATTGCGCACTGTGGAGGCGGAGCAGCACTATTTTGTAGACAACGGCAAAGACTACAAGGTATTCATGGAGCGCAAAAAGCCTGACGACAACATACCGGCCTCTGGGTACCCGCTAGGGGTAGGCCAGGGGTGGCTGTACGATAGGCTCCCGCTACCCGCAGGGTACCCGCAGAATCCGGACCCTATATATGCACTAGGCACACATACTGCGGGGTACAAAGATGTAAGCTATACGTTTCCCGATGATCTACAAGACAAATGGCCCAACACGGTACCGTCCCTGCTAGAGGCATATTACGGTACGTACTACACTGTAGACGACGGCTTACTACCTATCACAGAGCAGACGCAATCGATTGCAAAAAATCTACGCAACGGCGGTTACGGGGTAGACGACTTCAGAAATGCGGCGGTATCTATGGAGTATACGGACCACGAAAACAAAACAAAGTACTATAACTACCTGTCTGGAGGTACACTAGCTGGTGTAACCTCCGCGTATGGCGAAAACCTAAAATTCTATAGTATAGGAGTCTCTTAAATGGCTATCAGTATTGGTGATGTGCAGTTCGTGTACTCCGGCGGGGCGAGCAATACGTCGCAAGCACAGTCTCTAGGTGGAGCTATCTCTACCTCTTCCGCTAACCGCGTCAGGTCGCAAAACGCCACGACGCCTGTAGTAGTTACCGGCGTAGCTATTGTCGATGCTATGGGTAACGCTATTGGTCCCGGCTCTCTACAGTACGATTTTCCTACGAACACGCTAATGTGGAAGCCTAACGGCGTCGCCACGTTCGCGGGTGTAGAGTTGGCTGGCGACGGTGTGTACACGATAGGGACCACTAGCGGCTACCTGGTAGTGCTGGTCACGGTGTCCGCTTTACCTACAACGACACGCACCGAAACTATCACCATAGCTAGCGCGGTGAACCAGACGTACGATAACGTTTCTGCGCTAGAGGCGCTAAACGGTAGCGTCGAGTACAGATGCTTTTACGTGAAGAACACAGCGCTATCGGGAACGGCGTACGAGGTTAAGCTTTGGATAAAAACACAGCCTAGCGGCGCTGACGTGCTAGCGCTGGCGCTAGATGCAGCAGGCACCAACGGCACAGCAGCCGTGATAGCCGATGAGACAGATAGTGGCGGCGTGCTATCTGCGCTAACTTTTAGCGAACCCGCGACGCAAAATACTGGACTATCTCTAGGAAACCTAGCTCCGGGGGAGTACAGAGCTTTTTGGGTAAGGCGGTCAGTACCCGCAGGGACTACCCTGCAAGTAATAGAAAACAGGTCCTCCATCGGTATCTCGGCGCTACTATAAAATGGCTATAGGTGACGTTTTACTTGTCTACTCAGGCGTAGACAGCTACACCCAGGCTACGTCGGTGGGTGGGCCTGCCTCGACGGTAGAGCCTGCCAGCAGCCCTACCCTGGAGATAGACCCGGCTACAGTAAGCGGAGTGCCTGCCGGTATTGAGCTTATTGAAATCGATTTCAACTACGGGCAGGGCGTCTTGCCGGTAATTCAGGAGGTCGAGTTTGATATCGGTACCGCAGACGCGGTTTCTGGTACTTTCGACATAGTGTGTACCGTGTACTACGGTACTTACTGGAGCGCAGTATCAGCTAGCCTGTACATAGTAAATCGTTCTGGGTTAGGTACGACGGATACGGTCCTGCTCGCCGGCACAAACCTCAATATATTATGCCGTATAACGTGGGCTTCTCTAGTCGCGGGGTACACTTACGGCACTCTGGGCGCTAAATCGTTCGACCCGCAAGCCCCTAGCTACACCGTAGGTACTGGGCGGTACGTGTCTCCTCAGCAACCGACCTACTATACCTATAACGGTAATCCCGTTGCCGGGTTTCGCACCACAACTACGTGCGGCGCAGTTTCTTTAGTCGCGGCTAGCGGATGCGTATCTATTGTCCCCGGTGCGGTATCTTCTACACTACTGCTAGGTACAGGCAGCGTAGGTGTTACCGTGCAGCTTGTCGAGTACGAGGCGGGATACACTAGCGTAACGCTACAGTGTCGCGGGTATAACATGAGTGGCGGTAACACCACCGCATCCAAAACTATTGAGGTTCCTGTAGGTTTTTCTGGGGTAAAGTACATTGTAGTAGCTAACACTGACTTTGGTTTTATGGCGGCGATACAGGTAGATTTTAGTAAACTACTATCTACCGTACGTAGCGACTATAGCTATAGTCGCTCTTACAATACGAGTATCGCCGTTACTGACACGGTAGATCGGGTAGCGCCGCCGATGTACCAGCGGGCGTACGGGTACAATGTACTGGTGGGTATGTACCTGCACAATGTATCGGAGAGTGCGCGTGGCGTTACACTGTATGGGCGGGGGGACGCTGCGTATATATACACTACAGTGGTCAAAGACGCAGCTTATGCAGGTGTAGACTCGACCGCTGAGGTAGGTGACGGCAGTACTACAGGTCTGCTAACCGTCGCCGGAAGCAGCTTAGCCTCGCTAGCATACACCGGGGTAGCCGTTGGTAGCCTACCGGCGCAAGGCTATTTAGGTTTCTGGCTACAATACACAGCCAGTGACAGACCTAGCGAGACCGAGAGGGTAGCTACCGCATTGTTTGGTGTAGGTGCAGAATGATTACGTTAGAGACCATATACATACCGCCTACGCTAGCCGCACGCGCCTTACTAGGGTGGACGAATCTTCAGGATTTACGGCTAATAGCCCAAGTGTATCAGCCTATTTTTGCGGGGGCTAACCCAGTACTTGTGGGCCACTCCGCGGTTGCCGCCCCCACTACCGTACCTGTAACGTTCACTCTCGTGGACTTCCGGGTGCAAATCTACTTACCTGGGCCTGTGTTGCTAAAGAACGTAACGCTGTCAACTATTAACTATAACCAGCTTAGGTTTTACCCAACCAGATATGACATAAACGGGCAACTACCTGACGAGTATTTGTGCATGTTCCCGATGACCATGGACGCCACGATTAGTAATAAACACCTAAGCTTTTCCTTCCCGAATAATATGCTTTTGGAGGTGTGATTGTGCCCAGCTTCTCCCCTGTATATAGCGATTCTATAGTGTGCTTGCCTAATACTGACGCGCTGTATAGCGTCGATGTTCTGCGGGGCCTACCTGATGGGCAGCATAAGGTCAGCGTCAACAAAGTGGATAACACACTAGTTAGGGCTATAGACGTTAGGCTGTTCCTCGACGTGGCACCCAGCACGGACCCTAACGGTAACGGGTACCTAGCCTTGTACGTGCTTGGCGGAATTTCCAATACCCTCCTGAGTAACGGATACACCGGGTCTAGCTACGATGTATGGTCTTTAAGCCACGCCACGCTACTAGCAGCGATCCCCTGCAACTCTAACAGCGTAATACAGACGGAGATTTCTGTGCTTACATACGTCTCTAGCCTACCCAAATACTTTACGTTCGCTCTACAGAATAAGTGTGGCGTCTCGCTAGCCACGAACCGCACTAACCGCATGGATATGGTTTTTGTCAACTACGAGTATCTATAATGCTCCTGTGCCCCAACACTAATCGCCAGACATTACAGGTGAAGACCCCTGTTGCCGGGCCTGCACGCGCCGGGGTGTTGCGGTTTTTTGCTGCCGCTGAAGACTACGACGAGGCTACAGGGTACCTACGCGATAGAGTGAGCGGGGGGGTAGGAACTCTGTTCGGTAATCCGCCTACGGTCTTGCGGTTCCCTGACCAACCCGCACGACTGCTCATGACGGGTACGTCTATGTTCCGCTTCGACACCCTACAGAGCATTCTCTATAGCGACGACAGTGGATTGCTCGTTGCAGCCAGATACCGCATACCCGATACTGTACCGTTCGCCGCCATCGGTACCATAGTGAGCAAAAACACCCATACACCTACATACTATGGGTGGGCGTATGGGTATGAAAAGGGGTGGTATGAACACTCCCATAGCGCCGGGCTTCGCATGTCTGCGGACCTCTACGCGATGGTAGGTAGTGTAGGGGTGTCTACTACAGACACACGTACTACGGCAAGCGCTGTACAGCGGACGCCACCTACGGGTTTTGCTTTCTGCGGAAGTACATCTGGTCCTGAGTGGTATACGTCAAACTACTATGCGTCATACGATATAGACACCAAAGGCGCGGGTGCCCCTTTGGTAGTCGGGGCCGCAGCAGGCGTTTCGGGGGGGTATGCCGAGTACTTTAACGGCGAGCTTGAGTGGGTAGCAGTGTGGGAGGTGCCCTATATAAATGAGCGCACGATACAGGTGTTCGTAGACACGTCTCTAGTACCCAGTACACCTAGGGCAGCATGGGTATTGCCGCCAGTAGTACCGCTAGCTAGGTACGTAGACCCTGGGTGGTACGCGAATGAGGGTCTGCTAGTGCCTAGTCTACCCGCAAATGCTAACGCACGCACCGTAGGGGCTTTGTACCGCACCAGCAATAGCGTTGTTAGGGTAGCGTTACGAAACGGAAACACTACATACAATGTGGCGTTAACTGGCGACAGCCCTAGCACTCCCGCGAACTACGAGCTTGCGGTACGCCCCGGAAATATTGTCTATGTCAGTAAAGACGCCTACGCGTTTACTACGTACGTAAAGCTATACACGGAGTGGTACGAGGCGTATCCGAACTCTCGGGGCAATCTATACGCAGGGCGGCTAGGTACCACTACCGTACTGCCGTATCCGGAAGGTAGCGTAGCGAATACTGGCGAGTTGCGTCTGGTGGGTGGCGCGTTCTACGTAGACCCGGGCACCCCGTACTCTCAGGTATCCGTAACCGGCACACTATACGCCCCGCCACCAGCAAGAAGTATCGCTCAGCTTTCTGTAGCTAATGGGCAAGCGACTATACACGGCTTTACGCTAGGACCTAATGGCCCTACCGTTGCGGGTACGCGGGTGGCCCCGCTGACGATAGCTAGCGCAGTGGCTACAATAAACAGTACTAACGTTTTCGCGCCAAGTACACCGAGTGTGTATTTCACTAGGTACATAGGTTCGGGTATCAAGCAGAACAGTAATACCAACTACACCGCAACCAGTACGCTGATTGCCGGCCATTCATACGACCTACGCGTCACGGGATGTAACCTACACTCGCGGTCGGAAGGTAGGCTACTAGCTGCGCTATTCCCTATATACTCATACACCTCCGCAGATCAGTATGAGCCGTGGTATACCAACGGGGCCACAGGGGCTGTGGAGTGGCAGTACGACAGCGCTAAGACAGACACCGTAGTCACTAGCGGTAACGCCAGCGTAGCCGTATCTGGGCGATCTCACGCACCTAACACCACCTACTCGCAGCAGGCGATACCCGCGGATAGCATTAGTAGTAGGGCCGGTACGTTGCTGACATTCAAGACAGGCTGGGGCTCCCTAGACTACGGCATTCTTGGCGGAACCACGTACGTGTACGATTACACTACGTACCGTACAGCCAGTGCCGCACATATGCGCGGTAGCCCTCTATCCATCTTTATATCGCTAGCGTACGAGTACGCGTGGAGTACAGCGACCTCTGGTAATCTGCCTGATAGGAGCACCCCTAGATACGAGGACTTTGAAATTGATTTCAAAATAGTATTTAAGTGGCACAACGCCAATACACGACATGTGTATGCGAAGATGTTTTACGCGGCTACCGCCAGCACCGGATCGGCGTTAGGTAACACTTACCACCCCGCAATAGATACTTTCGCCACGGGCGTCGCTTTGGTGCCTAGGAGCGGGGGATATGAGATATACAAACTCCGTAACAATAGCGGCGCTACTGTAGTGTCAGTAGGCAGTACAGGGTGGGTAACTCCGGTAGGATCGTCACTTGCCTATTACGAGGTTACCTACGACCTAGGTGTGTGCTATCCGGGGCCTATAGAACTTGGCGTTTTCGCTCTATCTCTAATTGACGGGTACATGGACCCGGTGCTGGAGGTTACCTATGCCTAGCTGGCTGTTTTCTTCTGTAATATCTACGGATGTGCTACCCACCCGACAAAACTCCACAACGTACACTGTCGGAGACCTAGTATATTATCCGTATACCGACAGCGTGCTTTTGTGTACATCGGGAGGTACTAGCGGTACTAGCGATACTTTTTTGATAGGTCTCTACTACACTGGTAGGCCCACTACGTATACCGAATCGGGGTCTACCGTAGCTTGGGAGGCAGTAACTGGGCGAGCCGCGTATGGATGGCCGGGGTGCATACGTAGCGCAGACGTGCTTCTGGCGTCAAAATACACCTACCCATACGGTGTAGGGAATGGGCCTATCTCTGGTACAAGTAATCTGCAAGCGCACGGCGGTAACAAAGAGGAAATACTGGTAGACAGCCGCAGCGATTTTACCTACCCGATAGACCTCGTAACGTACACTGTTCTGCGAAGTGCCGACATCGCAGATAGTAGCTACCTTTTTGGTGCTATTTGGCGGGTGTTTAGAGTAGTGCAAGGACGTGGAGTACTAGAGGGGTTTGACATACGTATCGAGGGATTAGTCGTATTCCAGAATGTATGGTTAGTTTTGCGTGACTGCATATTCGATACTACTTCTGGGGTGTTGAGTAAGTTTTCCTCTGCGCGCCTAACTATGCACTCTTGCACGATACGTGTTGCCTATGTAGAAACAGAAACGTACAACACTGTAGTTTCGGGGGGTTCGTTACCGCAAGTAGGTAGGCACGAGTACAACAACTGTACGATAGATATAGCAAACGCTACCAAGCTATTCAATATCTACGCCCCGGATTCGTATGGAAACTACTATATAGCTGACGTACGTAGCGACGCTTTAATTGAGTTTACAGCATGCACTTTTTTACCCGCCCCCGGCGCGTCGCTCATACACGATAATCCTAGGTGGCCTACGGTTCTCCGGCTAGTGCAGTGTGTAGGGTTACGCAGAGACCTGCTACCTAATCGCTACCTACCGCCACATGTGGCTTGGTCCATAGATATTATCGGCGGTGAAGTGGATGGTATCTACGATCCGCTATTTTACGGTAAATATACGGCGCAATACACTTTGGAGAAAAGCTATACGGTATTCCGGGTAGTAGGTGCTACGGACGGCGCGACGGTGCCGCACACACTACGCCTAGAGACCTCGCACTATTTGGCCCCAGCAGTGTACACCGCTCGCGTGTATGAGGTGTTCTCTCCAGTAGATACCTCCGGGTACTACGAAGTGTCGGCGCATTTGCTGATACCGGCAGATATGCTCTACACATCAGACAATCTATGGATAGAGGCCAGCTCCATAGCAGATAGCCATAGCGACAGTCGTAGTGCTGTAAGTTTTCTGTCGTCTAAAGATGAGTGCGCCGCGAATCAACCGTTTTCCGTATCAGGCGAAAGTTGGGTAGCTCCCGTAGGGTACTTGGGGGTAAAATACACAACCATTATTTACTGCGCAGCGCTATCTAGTATTGCTACGTCTTTTTTTTGCGCACTACCGGATTCCACGGTGTATATGTGCCCTAAGATTGACGTAGTAGCAATACCGTAGTCGCGCGCCTTTGGAGTAGATTTATGCCTACCAATAGCGGTACGGGCGGCGCGAGGGTACTGCTACTAGGCAGTGAGATACTAGACACTGAAGGTGTAGAGAGTGTAACGCCGCCATCGCCTATTTCCGTAACTGCGGTACCCAGCAGCAGCATCGAAATAGAGTATATATCCGGCGCTCACGGTACATACGTCCCGCAGTACACGTATATAGGCGCGGTCACAGGTATTACGGTAGAGATTGTAGACCCTACGCTGTTCGAGCGCGTGGCTCTAGTCTACCAAACCCCGCGCAGGGTATGGGTACCTATCGCCACTCGCCCCCTAGAGTACCGTTTGCGGCGACGTATATGGGTACCGTTTTTTGCTGTACGGGAGTCCGAGCTAACACAAGAATGGGCGGTAGGCTCGGAGTTTTCTCTGTACTCGCTGGACCAGCAATGGAGCGTAGCAGAGCGCCCGGTGTATGAACGCTCTCTGGATCAGGCGTGGTCCTCTGCCGTATCCATATCCGAGTGGTCACTAGACGGCCACTACGCTACCGTAGGCAGTCAAGTTCTTTCCGAGTTTCTAGTACTGCTGAACAACCTGCGACTCTCCCTTGGGTTAGCCCCGGTCAGTATATACGCGGGCGCTAGCGTAGACATTGCGCACACGCACGCACTTACTATGCGCACTACTGACGTGTTTGCGCACGAAAGCACTATGTACCCCGTTGGGTGGCGAACCACTGAAGAACGTGTAGGTAGACTACGTGAAAGCACAAGCGAGTTCGTAGAGAACTTAGCTTTAGCGCAAGTAGAACAGTTTGTACCCATATCTGCCTCTACATGGTTTACGTCATGGCGCGATAGTCCGCCACACTACCTAAACATGGTGGAAGATTTTGGCGCTAACCCGGATATACGTATGTTTCTCGGGGTTGAGCCTTTCGCGGATTTTTCAGAGTACCCAAACCCCGAGGGCTACTATACTCAGGTAGCTACATTAAACTTAGTAGATTTTTCTATAAAGGAGAACCTTGTGGACACGCAGCGTACTCTAGGTATGCAGTGGGCTACGTACGGTGCGTACATAGAAACCCTAGGTATGTCGTGGAGCACTTACGCATACAGGCACGTAGCCGCTAGGCACGGTAGCACCTACGCGCTACGGGTCACCTCTTCGCTAAGCACACCGTACGGGGTGTTCGCCGCGGCGCAGCATTCTGTGCCTCTGTACTATACGGTGTCTAAGCATCATGCCACGGCATACGCTGCGACACTCCCCGCGGCTGCGCAACACTACGGTACCTACGACATAGAGGAGTACGCGCGCGTTCGTGCGTCGCACACGGAGGAGTGGAGTATTCGTGTAGCCGCTACCAGCGATACTACGTATGCTAGTAGCTTGGTGCCTAGAGTATGGCACGCTACGGAATACCACGACGCCCCCCGCGTACGTAACGCTCTGTACACCGCTTACGGCTCCCTGCCTAGGGTACGTAGGTATCACGATAGTACGTATGCTCCTGCGTACGTAGCGCGGGCGAGCCATACCGATCTGTACAGCCTACTACCTCGCGCGCTCGCGTCACACCGGGCACTGTACGACGACCAAATACCCGTGTCTGCGGGGCTGGACACGCGGTATGACTTGTCACTGCGTAACCCCGTAGTGGCGCAGAACCTAACGTTTTACGCCATCATATCCGAAGCCGCTACGGTATTCTCGCAGCAATGCCTAGTATACGTTCGCGGTCTTGAAATCGATTGCAATTCCTTCTCTGTGCGTATGGACGAGGGGGACGCTTCTTGGTCTATGGATATAGATATCGCGGATGTCGCGCAATACGCAAACATACGGAGAGAAGACACGGTTACTGTAGTCTATTGCGGCGAAACCTTTGCTGGGTTTGTTGACAGCAAAAGTATAGCCAGAGACGACCCCGCCGATGTGACTATGAGTATCACGTGCCGAAGCCCCGTAGCGCGGTACGACGCCCCCTACGCTGAACTAATAAACTACACGGTAACTGCCCCGACCGAGGCTAGAGCAGTAGTAGAAGAACTACTAGGTAGTGCGGTAGACTGGCGTATAGTTAACTGGCTGATACCCCCGTACCGCTTTGCGGCTACACAGCAGTCGCCGTTGGCTATAGCCAAAATGCTTGTAGAGGTTGCTGGCGGGGTTATTGAGTCTAACCCGGACGGGTCGCTGTACGTACGATATTGGTACCCTGTGAGTGTCCCCGCGTTTAGCACCACGACCCCTGGACTAGTACTGACAGACATAGAGGATAATGTGTCCCAGAGAGACCGCAGGTATAAGGCAGAGGTATTCAATAGTTTCCGCGTTCGTGAGGATAATAGTCTCATGTCTGATAGGATCGAGTGGGTACCAGACGACAACGACGGGCTTAATGGGACTCTTCGAGTGTATCTTGAGCCGTGGCGAACTACCGCAGAGCTTAGGCACACCGACGGCATAGCCTACCCGCTACTGCCTCTCGGGGTACGTGCTCGTGAAGAAGAGGACGTTGTGGAGTTTTTAGACGGTGAGGGTAAACTACAAAACCCTGCAACAGCTATCGTGTCCTACCGATGGGAGTCGGAACCGTTAGGGGAGATATCGCTAGATTTGCGTACAAGTACTGTGCGCGCGGCAGACACTTCAGTAAACTACGGATACGGCGTAGCTACTATTAAGTATGTAGTCGAGACAC